TATATCTTATATTATTCCAGATCAAAATTACTACTTTATAATGAATAACATAAATTTAATGAAAAATAAAAAATTGGAAATCCCTTATGAAATTTGGAAAATATGGAATAGAGATTATTTTGATTTAAATAAATTAGATTCTCACATGAAAGAGATTTATCTGAGATGCAAAGATTCTCATATACTTTATCTGAAATCAAATTTCATGATGGGTATATTTAATTATATGAGCAGTGTAAAACATGTTGCCAAATGTTATATGGTCAAAGATATATTATTAGAATACAACATTATATACTCATTTGAACATTTAGAACACAGTGATGATGAATTCATTTGTTACACTTTAACAGAAGCAAATGATGAATTGGAATCTATAGGTTTTATAGATGAGGTAATTGAAATTTGTGGCTTATTGTCCAATATAAAAACGAATTATAAAAAAAGTAATATAAATACCAATATAGGAGAATTTTGTTCTTCTTTTAATTTTAATGGCATGTTTGTTGAACCCAAGATAAATTTTCTTTGTTCTATTTTTCAACCCTCTTCATGTATAGGTTGGGCTGATGATTTAGAGGAATTTTCCGGAAGAATAAGGGAGTATATCACAAGATGTGGATTCATTTATGAATTACCAATCTTGATACATTTCATGAATTATAAATTAAATAAATTGTATAGATTTGGAGAAAATCAAAAAAATGACATTTCTAAAATATTTAATATGAGTCAGTATGACATTCCTTATACCATTGGTGGTTCTTTAAAAGTTGATCCTATATTATTTTACTTTTTAGGTCCAAAGGCACAATTAGTGCAATTATATTCATCTGATAAAACCAGATCTCGTTTCTTATCTTTTGCTAAATTATTGGTAGATAAAAAGCTGCATGATCAAGAATTACCTTACTTTTCTAAATTGAATTTTGTAAGGAGCAAAAACAAAACATTAGATTTTAAATATAAATTGGAAAATGAAAATTATCCTAAAACTAACAATCCTATATTAGAATTACAAAG